GAAGCAACCGGCTATGGTCTGCTGTACATGACCCGTGAAATGCTGAAGGAAAATGGCATTGAACTCGCAGGAAAGACTGCAATTGTTTCCGGTGCCGGAAACGTTGCGATCTATGCAATTGAAAAAGCATATCAGCTGGGTGCAAAGCCTGTTACTGCCACAGATTCCACCGGCTGGATCTATGATCCGGAAGGTGTTGATCTGGAAGCATTAAAAGAGATCAAGGAAGTGAAACGTGCAAGACTTTCTGAGTACACCAAGTATCGTCCGAACGCGGAATATCATGAGGGCAAGGGCGTATGGAGTGTGAAAGCTGATATCGCACTTCCCTGTGCGACTCAGAATGAGCTGCAGTTAGAGGATGCGAAGGCACTGGTTGCAAATGGTGTGATCGCTGTCTGCGAGGGTGCTAACATGCCTACCACTCTGGAAGCTACCCAGTATCTGCAGGAAAATGGCGTTTTATTCGTTCCCGGCAAGGCAGCAAACGCAGGCGGCGTAGCTACCAGTGCACTGGAGATGAGCCAGAACAGCGAACGTTTGAGCTGGACATTCGAGGAAGTAGATGCAAAGCTGCAGCAGATCATGATCAACATCTTCCACAACATGGATGATGCAGCCAAGAAATATGGCAAAGCAGGAAATTATGTTGTAGGCGCAAACATTGCAGGCTTCGAGAAAGTCGTAGATGCGATGTTAGCACAGGGTGTGTGCTAATCAATAAAAACGAACCCCGGAAATTCAATGTTTCCGGGGTTTTATTGTGCGTATTTTTACAGTGAGTGTTCGTAAGTTTGAGTAAAAATTTGATAGTAATATACTGGCAATATACTTATAATATACACGCAAGATACAAACGATTTTGCATAATATACGCATAATATACTTGGCTTTTGGCACTGTTTTAGAATATTTATACAGTAAAAGGGAGGCATGACCTCCCTTAAATTTTGTTGACTTCATCAATAAGCTGTTGTGTGGTTTTATGTGTGTACACTCCCTTTGTGACATTGTTTTTCATGCTGTGACCCATTATGAGTTTGATGCAAACCTCATTCGCTCCGGCATCATCCATGAGAGATGCGAACGTGTGCCGGCCATCATGGGGAAGATGTTTCATGTTGAGCTTATTCATAACTGTATTGAAATTCGCACTAACATAGGAACCGTATGTGTAGTGATTGCCATATTTGTTGTTTACCAGAAATCTACGGTTGGCATCGTACCGGTTCTTTACGAGAGGCAGGATTTTGTCTGCAATAGGAATAACTCTGTCTGTTCCGGCTTCTGTTTTCATTCCTCCGATCATATATTGTTCGTCCAGATGCACATTATCCGTGGTTATCTCCAAAAGTTCCGTAGGTCTTAGGCCGGTGTAGATCGTAATGAGAATGAGGTCCACATTGTTTATCACATACAGTTTAGACCAAAGGGTTGCAATTTCTTCATTGGTATATCTGCTATGGATTTGTTCTGTCGGATCAACCCATGAGTATACAAAGAACTGAGACAAATCTTTTTCTATATAGTTGTTCATCAGGGCATACTTGTATAGATTGTTAAGGATCGTGCGGATATTAGAGACAGTAGAGTTTGATTTACAGGTCCATTTATTGATACACTCCTGGACCTCATCAGTTCGTAGGGCATTAAATTTCTTGTGGTGCAAATCTGATAAGTGGTTGAAAGCAATCTCATAGTTCCGCCAGGTGTTTGATGAAATCTTATCCGGCAGAGCCTTTCGATAATTTTTCCACTTTCCATACATCTCTGCAAAAGTAGGTGTCTCGGCGTATTTAATATGTTCCGCAACCACATCGGCATTATTCAATTCCGACAGAAAAGCATAGGCGTGTTCCTGTTTGGCGAAGTATTCAAGGTATTTGAATGTTTGCCGGTAAGCTATGGAATACTCATAGCCCTCTTCTTGCATCAGAGTCTCAGCGAACTCACAGATGGCATCTGAGGAAATGGCAGCCCACATCTGAGCTTTTCTTTTCCATTTGAAGTTATACCGTTTGAGTTCCCGGAGGATATTAGACGGCGGATCTTTCGGAGCATCAATCTCTACAAATTCCGCAATTTCAGAAGTTCGGACGGCATAAGGCTTACGCCTCTTGCCTTTTAGTTTGATTACACTACCGTAACCGTTTGGCAGACGCATAATATCATCCTCCTTTTCCTAAAAATGGGCGTAAAAATGCCCGGTATATTGTTTTTCTACCGGGAAGATGATATAATGCAAGGTGTTCAGACAAACATTCATCGGATCTTTCCGGTGTGTGTTTATAGATGCCGTCTCTGTTAGCAGCAGAGGCGGTTTTCTATTTTAGTATTTTTGCCGATTTTCAACGACTCTACCAATGATTCTCACTGGCTTATTCTCAATTTCCTCATTTGAATAAAACATAGGCTCATAGGTCTGATTAAAAGGAATGAGTCTGATTCCACTAGGGAACTTTGCCAACTTTTTGCAAGTGGCACTGTCTCCATTGACTAACACAATGACAAGATCGCCTGATTCTGCATAGTTCTGTTTGCGGACAATCACAACATCCCCATTGCAGATACGAGGCTCCATGGAATCTCCCTTTATTTTCAAAGCAAAGAAATCCCCAGTGTGAGCCAATTCTTCTGATATTTCCTCATAATCTATAACATCCTCAATGGCTTCAATAGGAACTCCGGCTGCCACGTTACCAAGCACAGGAATACGGATAGCCTTTTTGGCCATCTTCACTTTCTCCGGTTCTGCGTCAACTTTCGTATTATCGTCAAGCTGAGAGAATAATTCGTCAAACGTCATAAACATTCCGTTTGCAGCTTTCCTTATAGATTGAATAGACGGAACAGGCGGTTCTCCTGTTTTTGGATTGAGATTATTTTCGAGCTGTGATATGTACCCTTTGCTTATTTTACTAGCCTTAGAAAAATCATCCATACTCATGCTGTTTGTCTCTCTGTATGCCTTTATTATCTGCCCTAATGTCATAGGAAAACCTCCTTTCAATGTTTAGTCCATTATACAATGCGCTGAACAAAAAGTCAATTTTTTTGTAAAATGTGCTTGACAATAAATATTTAGTCGGCTATACTCAAATTGTTCAGTCGAGCAAACATCGGACAAAGAAAGGAGGCGCAGTAATGGCGTATCGAATCAGAGAACTTAGAGAAAAGAAGAAACTTACCCAGGAACAGTTAGCTCAAATGTCTGGCGTAAGCAGAACAACCATAGTTCTGCTTGAAAACAACGAAGAGCATGAGGCTATGGTCGGTACTCTGAAATCATTGGCGGCGGCTTTGAATGTCCCTGTCAGTAAACTTTTTACCCAAAAAGTTTAGTCAAACAAACAAGAAAAGGATAATCCGCAACGAACTAAGACACAGTAAAACGAACAGATTGAGGTAAGAAGCAATGAACAGTGAGAGAGTAACACCAAAAAATGCGGCGAAAGAGTTGCAAATGGATGTGATTACGCTCCGTGAACTTATGAAAAGGGAGAAATTGCCTATTGGATATGCCATAAAGCGAGAGGGTAAATCCAAGTGGGGATTTTACATATATCGCCACCTTTTGGATCAGGAGAAAGAACGACTTGGTATAGGTTAAGCATCCGCAAGGATTGTTTAATAGATATTTTTGAGGAAAGGAGACGCACCATGAGAAAAGGTACAGTTAAATGGTTCAACGCCGCAAAGGGCTACGGTTTCATTACCGGCGAAGATGGAGTTGACGTGTTCTGCCATTTCAGCGCATTGCAGATGGACGGTTACAAGACTCTCGTAGAGGGACAGCCCGTAGAATTTGATGTTGTTGACGGAACCAAGGGACCACAGGCATCCAACGTAACAGTAATTCAGTAGCGGTTTAGGGGTAAGGCATTGCCGAACCCCATAAACAGAGAAAGGAAAATCCACCATGAAGATTTCAAAAATCACGATTAAGAGTCTTTTCGGAATCAAGGAATGGAGCGGAGACGGTAAGAATATTGAACTTGTCGGAGATAACGGAACTGGTAAAACATCCGTTATTGATGCAATCAGATATGCCCTTACCAACGCATCAGACCGTGAGTACATCATCAAAAACGGAGAGACAGAGGGAGAGATTTTCATTGAGACAGATAGTGGTCTCTCCATAGACAGAAAACCGAGACAGGGAATGACGGATTATAAGTCTGTAAAACAGAACGGCAATGTTGTTCCCAGTCCTGAAACGTTCCTGAAAACCATATTCACTCCGTTGCAGCTTTCTCCTATGGAGTTCATCTCTATGGATAAGAAAACCCAAAATGCAACGATTCTGGATATGATTCAGTACGATTGGAACCTTGACACGATCAAAGAATGGTTCGGAGAACTGCCGCCGGATGTGAATTATGAACAGAACATTTTAGCAGTTCTGAATGACATTCAGGCAGAAAACGGTTACTACTTCATTCACAGACAGGATGTAAACCGGGACATTCGTGCCAAGAAAGCTGTTATTGCCGATATTGGAAGTTCTCTTCCTATCGACTATGACGGAGAGAGATGGGAGAAAGAAAACCTCTCAGAACTCTATACGGAGATTGAGAAAATCCGTAAAAACAATGAAACCATTGAAAAGGCAAAACGTCTCAGAGACAGCCACGATGGAAAAATCAGAGGTTTTCAGGCAGACAAGGAAGTGAAACTGGCTGCACTCGACAGAGAGATGGCTTCACAGGAGAAGAATATTGAGAGTGAACTGGCAAAACTGAAAGAACAGATTAAAAATCTGGAAGAAAAGAAAGCCGGTCTCTCAGGGGCAAAGGAAGATAAGGCAAAAGTTATCAGTGCTGAGTATGAGGCTGCTGTTTCCAAGTATGAGGCTGAGGAACAGTCCTACGCAGAATACGCAGATATGGAAATCACACCTATTGACGATCTCATGGCAAAGGCCAATGAGACGGAGAAGATGAAAGGCCATATCAATGAATGGCGCAGAATGTTGTCTATTCAGGAGGAAGTAGCCACCTTGCAGAAAGAGTCCAATTCTCTGACAGAGAAGATTGAGCTGGCAAGAACTCTTCCGGGAACAATTCTGGAAACGGCAGAAATCCCGATTGAGGGATTATCCGTCAAGGACGGAATACCTCTTATCAATGGACTTCCGGTAAGTAATCTCTCTGAGGGAGAAAAATTGGATCTCTGCATTGATGTGGCAATTCAGAATCCGTCCGGCTTACAGATCATCCTTATTGATGGTACTGAGAAACTGTCTGAGGAAAACCGCACACGTCTCTATGAGAAGTGCAAAAAGAAAGGGTTGCAGTTCATAGCAACCAGAACCACAAGCAACAATGAATTAACAGTTATTGAACTGTAGGAGGAAACACTATGGCAGGAAAGAATGATAACTTTGACGCACTTATGGCAATGATGGCACTCAAACACATTATGGATGATACGAAAGATATTGAAATCCATCCGTTCACTTGTGAAGTGACCGTAACGCCTACATCAGTCAGTTGCAGTTCTTCTGGAAATAAAGCATTTCTCGAAGATATTGACGGTGGAATGGAGTGGGCGGAGGAAACTAACAACCTCATCAAAGATATTATGTCTGAGCAGACGATAAAGCTCACTGATTTGATGAAAAAGAAATTTGGTTTCGATACCGTTAAAGTTAAGCCCGGCTCCGAAGATGGTTTTGCGGATTTCTTGAAGAACCTTTTCGGGGGGTGGTACAGACGATAGCGAATAAAATAAATAATCTGCCTGCCATAGCCTTTTCTTGGTAGGCAGATTCATAAAAATACAAGGAGGTTATTTATGGCAACAAAAGACACAAATTATTTAGTTGCAGTTCATAAAGGACTGGACGAAAGCCTTGAAAAACAGGTTGCAGCTCTGCCGGAGAAATTCAACAAGCAGAGATTTTTACAGAACTGCATGACGGTTCTGCAGGACGGACAAGCTGATTTCTCAAAATGCGAAGCACCGACCGTTGTGCGAACACTCTTAAAAGGAGCTTTCCTTGGTCTCGATTTCTTTAACGGAGAGTGTTACGCAATTCCTTACGGAAATCAGTGTCAGTTCCAGACTGATTACAAGGGAGAGATCAAGCTGTGCAAGAGATATTCGAGCAATCCT